GCTAGTTCAACCCAACCAGAACCGTTATCAGTCTCAGCTGTTATCGAGGCAGAAGGAGGAATATCTCCTTCGGCAGTCCAGGAAGCTGTACTTCCAGTTCCACTTTGAAGTGTTGGGTAAAAGGCGGTTTTTCCGTGGAAAACAGCACCGTTAAGTCCTAACACAGCATCAGAAGATGTAGTTTGTTCCATCCGAGCTGGAAGATTAAAATAACCATCTTCAGTAATGGAACTTTCATTAACCTGGAGCGGGACACCGAGATAATAATTAGTGACAGTTTGAGAGTTTTTCCTGACAAGGAAAGTACTTGCACATCTCAAACCCGCATTGGTGAAAACTTGACGAGCTCCGGTTTGAACGCCGGTAGACAGATTCATAGGATTGAACAGAGCGTGGTTATACGCTTGTCTAGCATCGTTGTTGATTTCTCTTGTTCCACCAAAAGAAAGTTGGACCTGAGGAGTAGGAACAGCTCGAGGTAACGAAACGGGTTCGTTGGCTAGACTAAGTTTAGTAACATAACTAGCTACACTGTTCTTTTCTTCTGGAGTTAATCCAACACTGGCGACCTTTTTGAATGATTGTTCTAAGGCATGAACACGTCTGTTAAGACGACCTTCCATAACTGAAAGGGTTTTGTTGACTTGCTTTTCTTGTCTTTCTCGTACCATATTTAAATTTAACCCACCGCTTTGGTAACCAAGACGACTAGCACGAAGCATGGTTTCTGACATATAAGTATTATCATACGTCAAATGAAACTGGGCGACAAGCTTTGTAATGGCCATACAAACCTTTTCGTGAAATCTTCTTTCGGGAGTTCCGACAGGAGAAAAGTAAGTGTCACTTCTAAAAGCACAAAGTTTGTGATAATAGTCGATAGGAATCCCATTCCAGTACTTACAGGCAGCAATTCCTTTCGGAATGTTGTCGTAATACGGGACCATCGTAGCAAAGCCAACTGACGCAAAAGATTGAGTCAGATAACTTAGTCCGCGAAATGGGGTGACATTCCCTGTGATAGAATGATTAAGAAAAGCGCAAACATCTCTATAATCGTCCAATGAGTTAGTGCAATTTTGTGCACAAGCGTCATCACCTAAAGTGATAACTTTCAAAGGACATTGACAACTGTTTCTTTGTACGTGCACTAAA